AAACATGAGCCAACCCAATCTGATGTACATCTCCTTCGGTGGGGGGATGCGCCTTGTCGGTGAGGACTACATCCTCCGCGAGCTTGCCGCTCTCGGCCTCACGAAGCGCGGCTTACGCCAGCTCTTCCGCAAGCTGAACGTGCCGGTCATCCACGCACCCGGCGATCGCATCCTCGTTGACCTCATTGCCTTCATGTTGGCGATGCGCACCATCACCCGTCCCGGCGCACCCGACTTCTCCATGCCCGGCTCCCAGCACCGGCCCAACACACGCACATCCGTTTCCCCGCAGGAGATCATTGACTCGATGCCCGAGACCACTGAGCTCATGGAACGTGGTCGAAAGATGTTTGGCATAGTGCAACCTGGCACCTTAAGATCTGCAGCTGGCGAGGTCGTCTCGCGCCTCAAGGACACCCAAGCTCGGATCAAGAACTAATGCCCACGCCCCCCGCTGACAATCGAACTTGGATCCTCAAGGCCATCCAGTCCCTGATGGCCAGAAGTCCTGAAGCCGAAGCGATTATCAATGCTGGTCGTGGGTCGAAGATTGGCGATCGCTACTTTGAGGGCAGCCTGATCAGCGGCGGCAACGCAATTTCCGACCCTGTAATTGCGAACAAGCTTCGAGCTGAAGTCGGACGCATGGCCAAAGCCCTGAAGGCAAAAGGCATTACCGATTACACCTCGCCGGAAGCCAAAGCAGCAATAGAAAAGATGGGCATCATGCCCACCCAGTACCTCCGCGCTGCCCGCCTCCTTGACGACAACGCAATGCTGCGTGAGGCCCTGCGACCCCCACCAGATACCTTCACGTGGGGGGAAAAGAACAAGGGCTATGTGCGCACACCCCCCGGTGAGCTGGACAAGCGAGCTCAGTTCCAGCCCGGTGGTCGGCTCATCGAGAATGCAGAGCTGGAAGCAACCATCAAGGAAGTCCTTGGCCGCGACTTTGCCAAGCGACTAAAGAGTGCAAAGGGAAACCTCAAGGACATCTTCCTTACCGACAACGAGTTGGAAGCAGTCGTTGCCAAGTTCCGACCGCCGCCCACGCGTGAGGGGTACATCGCGGAGGCAAAGCGCCAAGCTAGTGGTTTGGCTGAAGATGATCTGCGTTTGATGCGAGCTTCCGGCTACGGCGGCACCGGCGGATACACGCCCGTCCTTTCCAGGGAGCAAGCCAAGGTCTACTCAAAGTCTCTTGCCGATTACGTCAAGAGCCCAAAGATAACGGTTGAGGATGGTTCGCTTTTGGTGGAGTGGGAGGGCCAAGAGGCTGTCTCGCTGATGGAAGCCCATGGGATCCTGACCAAGCTGGGTGAAACTGCAAAGACTGAGAAACAGCGTGCAAAGGCAATGGCTGCTGCTGGCGAAATCAAGGACATCCTTGGTCAAAACTCCAACACCCAGAAGAGCTTGCCTCTCCCCGAGGGTGCTTTCGAGCGCGCCGACCGTGCCGCTGCCCGTGCTGCCTCTGAGCGAATTGTGGAACGCAATCATCCACACTTCCTGACCGGCTCTGCCGCTGAGGAAGAGCTAGCCGAGCAGGTTTCAGCTGCAGAAAACATTGCACGGCGTGGAAAGAAGGCAAAAAGCAGGGCTGCTCGAGACACCGGCGGCCTCCCAGAGCCTGCCCCCGAAGTAAACCTCGAGGCTTTGCAGCGACTGATGCCCCCGCTGACCAAGCAACAGCTTGCAGCTCTACCCCCGAACGATCTTGGCAAGGTGCCCACGAAGAATGTGGTCACTGGTAGCCAAATCAAGGCGGCAGGAGAGGCAGTCTCCAAGATGCCGCGCAAGATTCAGTACGAGCGCATGCCTCGGGAAGCCGTAGTCGGAGATCCCGGTGAAAGTGGTCGTATTTTTGGTCGATCTGCTGGCAACTACAAGGCCCAAGTCACGGGCAACCTGCAGACCCCCTCGGTTTTTGAGGATCTGTACCCGCCAGCTGTCAAGCCGATCGAAGACCGAGTGGCCAAGCTGTTTGACAGGCTGCGAACTACAACCGGCAAGCCGCGAACCCGCCAGCAGGCCAAGGCCGAGCGCGAAACCGGCAACTACAAGCTTTCAAAGACAGGCAACCAGCAGATCTTCCAGGCAGTTGACGAAGTTCTTGAGATTGAGAAGGACATCAAGGCGGCAGTCGACAAGCAAGCCATCTCCAAGGATGTTGGCGAGTCCCTGTTGAACCGGATGATGCACCGACTGGTCATCAGCGGCCAGGCCGACGGTGTGCTCCGGGTGCTGGCCCTGCGAAAGGGCATTCCCGTACAGCAGTTCAAGAAGCAGAAGCTGATCTCGCAGCCCAAGCCTGATGAGCGACGCCCAATCCAGGAGCGACTCCCCTCCAAGAGGCCCGTGTCCATGGTCCTTGAGCGCCCGGCACCAGCTCCAACCCCAACAGTCAAGCCGGAACTTCAGGACTACCCCCGTCAGGAAGCTAGGCGTGGAGAAGGTGACGTCTCGGCTATTATGAAGAAGCGCGGTAAGCTTATCCACCCAGTAGACTGGGAACGGTTCATCTACGATTTGATGAGGCAGAACCAAGCCAACAAGAAAAATGCCCCCCGCACTGCCTGACCCCAAGAAACCGACGGACCCGCTGACCTCGTTCTTTGCGAGCGAATCCGTGGGGGGCGCGCTCAGAGCGTCGGGCTTTGACATTCATGAGGAAATGGAGACACTGGTCCGACATTTCCGTGACACAGACCCTAACATCTCACTTCGAGCCCACTCCCGGCTCCGGCACGTGATCAGGGAGGTCGCACAGGCTTCTGGTCTGATTCAGAAGCAATCCGCTGAAGCGATTGAGACGCAGGACGGACGCAAGGTGAAGGTCTCCTTCGAGACCTCCAAGTTGGTGTCCAAGATTCAGGAGAACGTACATGGCATCGTCGACCAAGACCGTCCGGAGTTCGCAAGCACCTACCTCCCCGCAGCCACAGATTCCCCACACGCCGGAAGACCCGATCCTGGTGCAGGCGATCCAGCAGATCGAAGCGATGGACGAGATGCAGATGGCCCGAGCAGCGGGCCAGGTGTTGTACGATCTGGCGATCCAGGACCCGGTGATCTCGGTGGCGAGCCCGGAGATTCTGGGGATGATCTTGAAGACGACGCTTCGTGACGACAACGGAAAGCTGTTCCCCGAGTACTATCCTCTGCTGAAGCAGTACCTGTCTCACTCAATGGTTGCCCGTGATCCCCGCCTCGTTGCGGTGGCCATCACGCGCATCATCACCGTCCAGCTGTACGCAGCCGGAAAGCTGAAGAATGCAGATCAAGCGAATACCGCAACCGCCTGAGAATCCGCTTTACCCGCTGCCTGCTGACTACGACACGCTGACCGATGAAGGTCAGCGGCTTGCTCGTATCAATGCAACGCGGCAGTGGCTTCTGCCTTCGACTGACCTGAAGCAGCGAGCCATTGATTTCATTTCCTCACTCCGTTTCTTCGAGGCTTGGTACCTATGGCCGGACCCCGATACGGATTTCAATCCTTTGTTCTTCGACGACACTCCGGTGCCGACTCCGAAGGGCCATGTTTCAATCTACAAGGAATGGGCGACATCTCGATCAAGCATTGCCGTGGCCCCTCGTGGTTACGCGAAGAGCAACTGCATCCGCAAGTCGATCCTGCTGCAGATGCTCACCCGACCGGCCTTCTCCTTTATCTACGCTACGAGCTCGCACGACAACGCGCAGCAGACGAGCCAGATCATCAAGAGTCAGTTCACGGACAACTCGCGTATCTTCGACGACTTTTCGCCTGAGTTCCCCGACGGTCGCATTGTCCCCCGTCGTGGCGAAGCCAGCTTCGGTCTTGAAATGATGTACCTCAAGAACGGGTCGTGGCTCCGGGCCATCTCCGCATCCAGCAAGCAGCGCGGCGGTCGACCACGTTGCTACATCCTTGACGACCCTGAGTACGATCCCAAGGCATCGACGTCCATGGCGGTACTCCGCGACTACGTGGAGAATCTGCTGTTCAAGATTGTGCTGCCCATGCTCACCCGCCCCGACACCTCTGTGCGGTGGCTGGCTACCTTCGTCAGCCGTCGTCACTATGCGTGGCATGCCATGCAGACCGAGCAGACGCCCAGTGGCCCGCGCGCTCGGGATCCCCGCTTCGAGTTCTGGTCACGCATGCTTCTTGACTCGGAGTACGAAAAAGACGGAAAGCTCCACTCCTGCTGGCCCGAGATGTGGCCCCTCAACCGTGCAGACAAACTTGCGCGACCAGATCTTGCGAACCGCATTTCCCTTGAGGAAATCAAAGAACGAATCGGTAATGCTGTCTATCTGGCTGAGTATCGCGGTCGACCCGGTGAGAGCGGTGAGAACTTCTTCCCGCCCCTCGTCCGTGAGAACCACGGGTGGTGGATTGAGGACCCGGATCCGTCCTTCGACACTGACCCGGTGACCTCCGATACTAAGATCGCGTGGGGGGAGAAAACCGGAATCAAGGTGATGCCCATCAAGGACTTCCTCTTGAATTCCCTCACCTTCATGGCTGTCGATACGTCGTATACTCATGGTCCTGACTCGGATTATAAGGTAGCAGTTGTCATGGCGGTTAACAGTGACAACTGCCTTTTTGTTCTAGATATGTGGGCAGGCCAGGTCCCCGAGGACCAGCTGATCCGAAACGTCTTCCGCCTTGCCGACAAGTGGAAGGTCCCCTCCATCCACCCCGAGGTGGTCCGCGAGTCAGTCAACCTCTACCAGCAACTTGAAACCCTGGTCCGCCAGCGGGCTACCGAGATCACCGGCACATCCCACATGCCCAAGATCATGCCCCTCAAGGTGGGCATGGTTCAGAAGGAAGCCAAGATCTCCGGCCTCCTGTTCCGCTTCGAGCACGGACTCCTGAAGCTCCCCATGTGGAAGCGCATGGACAAGCCGTGGCGGGACCTGTTTGACCAGTTGGAGCAGTTCAACCCCGAAGCCCGCGACGGCGGTCTTGCGCACGACGACCACATCGACGCGGTAGCCATGTCCTCCATGATCCTAAAGTTCCGCCTGCCCAAGCGCGGTTTGGGTATCGAGGCGGTGAAGTCCCCCCTCGAGCGGTTGAAGGACGGGGAGCGCCACGACAACGGGGTGTCCTTGCTGTCCATGGTTGACTGGAACAGCCTTCCAAGTGAAGATGTGCTTGATATCCTAAGGCCAGAGGAGCATACGAATGACGGCGAGACCAGAGTCTGATTCCCAGTACGTCACCATCCCCTACTTTTTGTATGAGGCGATGGCTCGTGTGTACTACGGACGGGCCCATGGCGACTTTCCCGTGACGCGCCCTATCGCATCGGAGACCCCGGACCCCAAGTTTACGGGCAACTTCACGATGGTTGACGATGACATCCCCGCAACTTGGAAGCCACAGGGCGCAGCCCAGAGGACACCCAGTGAACACGCGAAGCCCGCTAAGTCTCCCAAGTAAGCCCGCCGATATTGCCAAGTTCATGCGCATGCACGTAGACCGTGAGCGCGTGCGCTACAACTATCGCCGCTCCATCTGGCTGCTGGCGTGGCACTACCTGAACGGTGCTCGACGCTTTGACGTCTTTGACCCGCTCACCGGCCGCCTCTCCCCCCACTACCTGGACCGCGAAGGCAACATGGAGTTCCAGTCGCAGGACCTCCTCTCCATCATTGACCGGACTGTGGCGCGTATTGCCACCATGGATCTGCGGCCAAAGATCATGCGCCAGGGCACCAGCCTGCGCATGATCCGCGAGCGTTCCAGCGCCCAGATCATTGCCGACTCGCTGGTCTCTGATCACCAGCTGTCGCAGGTCACCTCCGACTTTGCCCACATCTTTGCGACACTGGGTTGCTGCGGAATTATGGGGCACCTCACCGATGTCCCCACCGTCGGCCTTACTGCCGATCTTGAAGTGGTGCACCCCCGTGAGGTGTTCCCATTCCCCGCTCTGCACCAGGATCACACCAAGCAGAGCGGCATCATCCGCCAGCGCGTGGTTCCCATCGACCTGCTTGCCTCGAAGTTTGGCAAGATCTCGGCGAAGAAGAAGGATCAGATGGAGTGGTGGAAGGTTGACCACGGCGACGTGACCACCGACCTTGGCCTTGACGAGCCCGGCTCGTACATGCGCAACCCCTTCAACAACAGTGGCATCACGACTGGCGCCTCCGAAGGTACCGACGTGGTAAACGAAGTGGCCCGTATCCGCGAGCTGTGGATCAACGGACCCCGCGACACCTGCGTCCGTTACGTTGTGTCCAGCGGTAACGAGATCCTCGTCGATGAGTCATACGAAGACGCGGCGATGTACTGCCCCCTCGGTTGGGCCCGCTTCATGGATACCGGCACCTTCTACGGAGCCGGCTTGTTCGACCTGCTGTTCGGCATCTGCCGACAGGCCGAGCACATGATGAAGAGCCTCTTCAACAACATCCGCGACACCGACCGCTACGGCGTGCTCGTGCTGCCGCAGGGTTCCATGAATGAGCGCACCCTGCTCAAGGACGTGGGCCGCGGTCTCCGCGTGATGACCTACACTCCTGATCCGCTGAATGAGAACTTCAAGCCGTTCCCGATCCAGCCGTGGAACGCGGGCGATGCGCCCGGCAAGGTGGCCCAGTTCGCGCGCGACGTGATGCAGCAGATCAGCCCCGTCCAAGATCTTCTGCAGGAGAAGGGCCGCGTCGATAGCGCTCCCGGCCTGCAGTTCCTTGACGAGCAGATTACCAAGGCCATGACCAATCCCTCGATTGGTATTCAGCGCGCCTTCGGCAACATGTACCGCTCGCTCACCGCTCAGGCCGTGGCCGAGATCGTCAAGTTCCCCCGCACGGTGCCCGTCAATTACGTCACCCTGGACCTCGCGGGTGCAGTGCTGGACATCGACAAGTCGACGGTGTCCTTTGACCAGAACCCGCTGCCGCAGGTGGGCTACCTCACCTTCGGTGTGAAGCAGGTCAACCCCCGTAGCGACGTGGCCCGCAAGGAGGAAGCAATGGCTCTCCTCAAGACCGGCCTCACCGACCCCACCGGCCTGAAGATCTTTGCCCTCAAGGAGGGTCTGGACTTCGCTATGTGGATGGACGAAGAGAAGGGTGCGTACGAGTCAGTCGTGCAGAACATCCTCCTCCTCTACGGCAACGGTGAGGACCCCGGCCAGATCGTGCTTACCCAGCACATGACCCGACCGGACATTCAGATGCGCGTCCTCAGCGGCTTCATGACCAGCCCGATCCTTGCGGCAGCTAGTGCTGAAGTGCAGGATGAGTTCCGCAAGTTCCGAGACACGATGCTGCAGTTCATGGGTCAGACCCTGCCGCAGCAAGTCCCGACTCCTGATGAAGCTGCCGCTATGGGCATGCAGCCACAACAGGCACCCCCACAAATGCCCATGCAAGGAATGATGCCGAATGGCTGATGAGACCCCAAACACCGCAGATACCGCGCCCGCTACTGAAACCGCCAAGCCCGCTCTTGACCTCGACTCCACCGTTCGCGTGGGGGGACAGGACGTTTCCATCAAGGAGCTGGTGGACGCCCGCGAGAATCTGGAGTACCTGCGTCAGGACTACAGCAAGCTTGTTTCGTTCCGCGACGCCACCTCCAAGGTGATGCGTCCGGATGTGGATCCTCAGGTCAAGGAGCAGGCTGCCCGTCAGCTGCTGGTTGACATGGGGTATCAGGGTCAGGAAGTGGACAACTACGTCAATGACTGGATGCAGTCTCAACAAGGAGCAACGAACGTGAACGAGAATGTGGATACGACCCCGGAAGGTGATGATGACGACGGCAGCGCAGAGCAGGTGGCCAATGCCATTATGCAGGCCCAGCAGGAAGCGCAGTCTGCCCGTGAGCAGCTGGACCGCATGCGTGCTGAGCAGCTGAACGGTCGCATGAATTCGCAGATCGTCGTGGGCCTTGATTTGAACAAGGACGCCCGTACGATGTTGAGCAAGCTCGAGGAGATCAACGGAAAGGAAGCCGTTGCAAATGCTCGTAGTGCTTTTGAGCGTGACATCCGCCAGCAGGCGATGGACAATCTCAAGGCGCGACGTGCAGCTGCAGGGACTTTCGAAGAAGCGTGGGTCACTGAAGAGGCAGCAAGGGCGACTGAACAAGTCCTTGCGAAGTACCGCTCGGTAATCGGAGACCCGAACCGTTTGGGACGGGCGCCGGAAACAGACAGCAGTGCGAGTGCGTTTGCTAACCGTAAGCCCGTCTCGGCTCCAACGTGGAAGCCGGGTATGAGCTCCGGCGACATTGAGACTGCTCTTGACGCATACAACAAGGATGCGCTGAGCCGTCTGGCCGCCGGACTCGATACGGGATCTGACGGTCGCGTCTGATTTCTTCAACCCCGTTTACAAGGAAACTGAAACATGCCTAGTCAATTTGCACCGACTGACAGTCTGTTTAGTCGGCACAGTCAGCAGCTCGAAGAGCTGATCAACAAGAACGTCGACACGCTGCTGCCGACCCTCGATCCCGCTTGGCGCGACACTGTCGTGACCTCGCAGGGCGTGGGCCCCGCTTCGGCAATTGGTCGTGACCTCAAGATTCTGAAGCTGTATCGCGGCGGTTTGACCGGCGTGATCGAGCAGGGTGCGCAGTACGGCAAGGGTGACTTTGCCCTGTACGGCGACGACACCACCGTGATCAACCAGAAGCTGTACCTCCAGAGCGCGACCAAGACCTGGCCCGATGCTCTGCAGGGTCCGGCCATCAACAGCTACCGTCTCGGTATCGGCATGCGCTCCATGCTGACCAACCTGGCGGTCACCATGGGCGAGATGCAGGCGGAAGCCACTCCGGCTTTCATCGGCGACATCATCGCTCCCAAGCTGAAGGGTTTTGCTCAGAACCTGTCGCACACCCTGTGCAACTACTGGTACATGAGCCAGAACGATGGCTACCGCCTGGCCAAGATCAGCAGCGCTGGCGTGACCGTGACCGGTACCGCTGGTGGCGCTGGTCCTTGGACTTGCACCTTCCAGCCGGATAACTACGCTATCGACCGTTTCTACGTCGGTCAGCGTCTGGACATCCTGGACGGTAGCAGCTCGGGCGCCAACACCCTGAACCGCGCCAACGGCACGGGTACTGGTGGTGGTACGGCTCGTCTGCAGGTATTTGTGAGCGCTGTGGATGAGCTGCGTGGCTATGTGACCCTCGCTAGCACCACCTACAACTTCACGACCACTGCTACCGGCGCTGGTGCACCTGGTGGTTCGGTGACCGCGAACAAGGCGGCCGCTGCTGGTGACTACATTGTGTACGCAAACAGCGGTTCGTCGGCCAATGCTGCTACTGGCTCTCAGTCCTTCACGGGCATCGCCGGTATCAACAGCTGGCTGAAGTTCGGCGGTGGTAGCGACGACAACTACCTGCTGGGTAACGAGCGCGATACGGGCAACCAGATCGACGTCACCGTGCACCCTGAGTTCAAGTCCTTCGCCGTTAGCAGCGTCGGCACCCTGACTGAGCACAAGCTCCGTCAGTACGTCCGTCGCTTCCACGCTGCGAAGAACAAGTACGGCCAGACGATTGACTGCCTCATCGCCAGCGATGGCGTGTGGCTGAGCTACGAGGCCCAGAAGATCGGTCAGTACACCCTGGAGCGTCAGGGCAAGCTCTCGAACGTGAACAGCGAAGGCTCCGATCAGGGCTTCAAGTTCACCTTCGAAGGCCGCACCTACAACGGCTACACCTCGACCTACATCGAGGACGGCGTGGTCTACGGCATCAAGAAGGGCGGTTCCAACTGGAAGCGCTACGTGCCGCCGGATCCGAAGGGCGTGCAGAAGTTCAGCGAAGCCGACAGCTTCATTCCGTTCAACTTTGTGGTCCCGGCCCTCACCGGCACGGCTACCACCAAGTTCCCCATCCTGAGTGGTGGTCTGATGACGGAAGCCATGCAGATGCCGGGCATGCTGCGTATGCAGCTCGTGCCTGATCAGGCTGCGGGCATGAAGCTCAGTGGCGTTACGACCGACCGCGTCTGGTCGAGCACGTAATAGGCTCCTGTTAAGGGCTGCGGTGCCCTTGGCGTCTCACGGGGGGTGGACTTCGGTCCACCCCCCAGGGACACGCCGCTCACCGTACAGGAGACGTCATGCCTACCCGCATTGCAGCAATCAGCTGTACCCACGCCCCCTTCACTCCCCCGAACGTCCATCACTGGCTGCTCGAAACCCTGTCCGCTCTGGATGGGGTTTCTCACTTTGTGCACCTAGGCGACATCTTCGAGGCCTCCGCTGCCTCTGTCCACCCGGACGAACACGATCACACCCTCCTTGACGAGTACCGACACGCGGCAGCCTTCCTCGCCTCCATCCGCGAAGTCCTCCCAAACAAGACCCATTTCCACGCCATCATGGGAAACCACGATGACAACCTCCGCTCCCAGGACCCGCGCCGCATCCCCAAGGCCCTGCGCGACGTAGCCGACTTCATGCGCACGGAGCCCTTTGCATCCGAAGCCAAGCGCTGGCACTGGACCCCATATCGCAAGGACAAGAAGGGCTGCCTCGAGATTGGCCCTGTCGTCCTGACCCACGGATTTGACGTAGGCCAGAACTCCGACGAACTCGAGTGCCTCCAGTTCATGAACCTAACCGGCGGCGATGCCCACCGCCTGTTTGTCCGCGGGCACACCCACCGTCCAGTTCCCCCCACGCAGTGCCATCGCACCCGCTCCATTCCCCTCCCATACTGGTACATGAACGCAGGAACCTGCGGACCCCTTAATCCCGGCTGGATGAGCCGCCGCGATACCTCAATGTGGGGGGCGAGCATTGCCGTAATTGACTTGGTCCGCGACCCCTCACATCG